ACTTAGCAATGATGGATATGTTGCTAGATGCATTAGAAGGGGAAGATGCAGACCTAAAGGGAGTCCAGAAAATACGGCATATTACTACTCTTTTCCATTCGGACAGGCCTTTTATGATTCCTCATGTCCCTCTGGGAAGCTCGAATACGAAAAACACAGAGAAGCAGGCAACTATTCAAAGGTTTCAGCGAAAAGCGAGTGGGAACTCGAGCAAAACAGGACTCGGACGAAAAACTTTGTCGGAGCTTATGTTAAGCAATACCTGGGGGGAAAGCTAGAACATGCAAAATTGGGCAGAATCTACCGTCATGATGAAAAGAAGCCTGCAGTTACAGCTAAGGCTCTCCTAAAGAAAAGGTACATTAAGGAAATGATTGACAAGGAACTTGAGAGTGTATTGGTTGAGAAGGGCGTTACTCAGGGTACAGTCATTGATATGCTGTTAGAAAGCGCAGATATGGCTAGAAATAAAGAGCAGGCGGCTAATTTACTCCGTGCTGCAGAGAATTTGATAGACATATTCGGCATGAAGTCTAAAAAAGAGGAAAAACAGGATTTTTCAGCAGATTTAACGTATTTAGGCGAAATCGAGGATACAGTCTTATTGGAGGGAGAAAAAATTGAAAAAAGTCAGAAACTTGTCGAGGGGACAGTGGGAGTCGATAAGAAAACTCCCAGCATTTCTTCAGGACGCTCAGTATAGGCTATATATTGGCGAAAGTGAAGAAAAGCCAAAAAAGAGGGCAAAAGGGCAAAAGCAGGGGAGTATCTTCGAGTAACTCGCAAGGATATTATAAATCTAAGAAAAAGAGAGGTAGGTAGGTTATGCCAAGAGTAGGAGAACAACAATTTCCATATACCCAGAAGGGAATGAGAGATGCTGAGCAATATTCACGATTAACTGGTATGCCAGTTGAGTACGAGCAGGGCCAGCAACCTGGATTCGGGAAGCAAGGACCACAGGGAGGGTATGGTGGTGGAATGAATCGTCCTCCTCAAATAGGATCTCCTAATCCTATGGCAATGCGTGGTCGCGGTATTGGGCCAGGACCTGGCGGAATACCTCAGCGAGGGAATCCGATGCCAGGATTAAGAAATGCAGTTGGAGGAGGAATGCCAAGAGGTCCAATGCAAGGCAGGGGCAATCCTTTAGCAGCATTGGCTGGGCGTGGAGCACCTCCTCGCGGAATGCCTCCTGGTAGAATGCCTCAGCGTGGAGGCCCTCAGTATGGAGGACCACGTGGAGGAGGTAATCAAATAGGGGATCTACGTAAAATATTGGGAAAAATGGCGTTTGATCAGAATGCTCGTAATTATGGTAGATTAACAGACGGTAAGGATATTGTCTAATTCTGTAAAAGATAAGATGAGGGATAATATGGCCCTCTTTGGCAAGGTTACTATGCCTAACATGTTTACATCGGAGATAGCTCCGTTCCATTATGAGCTATATGATATGTTTACGGATAGGGAGAAGAGAAAGATTTGTATTCAGGCTCCTCGTCATCATGCTAAATCCTCCATCGGTGCCTGTGTACTTCCTCTGCACCACCTTCTGTTTGATGAGGGGCCAAAACTTATATTGTTATGCTCTAAGACGTTAGGACACTCAATACGGCTGTTGGATACTATTAAAAATGTTTTAGAGTACTCTATGCCTTTCAGGGCAGTATTTGGCTATTGGGGCAGTCATTCAGCTAGAGCATGGACAAGACAGGAGATTGTTTTGAAGGATGGGTCGCTTATTACGACCAGAGGGACTGGACAGCAGGTTATTGGGTTAAAACATGGTGATCAGCGTCCTACTTTGGTTATAATTGATGATCCTGAGGATATGAACAATACCAAGACTGTTGAAGCCATGGAAATGAACCTGAAATGGCTTATGACGCAGATTCTGCCTGGTGTAGATGCAAAAAGGGGCAGAATACTGATTATTGGGACACCTCAGCATCAGAGATGTATTGTTGAGACTATTCCAGATATGTCAGCCTGGGAATTCAGGAAGTATCAGGCTATACAACCTGATGGGAAGTCGTCTTTATGGCCAGACGTATGGCCCGTAGAGAAGTTACTTGCTGAAAAGAAGGATCTTGAGGCAATTGGGCGAGTTTCTATGTTTTACCGTGAATATCAGTGTGAAATCATAGGAGATGAAGATCAGCTCTTCAAAGAGAAGGATATTCAGTATTATGATGGTCGTGTTGAGTTAAATGAGGATAGTGAGCCTATATTGCACTTAAAAGAGCCTTTTGAGATGGATATCCCTGTTCACATCTTCATGGGAGTGGATCCAGCGTCATCAACGAAGCAAACAGCGGATTATTCTGTTATTATGCCTGTTGCTGTTGATAAAGACGATAATAGGTATATACTGCCATATTATCGGAAAAGAGTTAAGCCAGTTGATCTTGCTGATAATGTTATTGCTATGTTTACAAGATATAAGCCTCAGAAGACTAAGATTGAGACTGTAGGCTATCAGGAGATGTTAAGAGATTATTTAAGGCGTAAATGTGAAGATATGGGAATGTGGATACCTGGTCTTGAAATTAAGAATAATCCACGTACGCCTAAGAGTTTTAGGTTAGAAAGTTTACAGCCCTTCTTCTTTAGGAAGAAGATGCATATTTTGAAGAATATGAATGAAATAAAGGATGAATTGCTTATGTATCCAAGAGGTAAGCATGACGACCTATTAGATGGCCTGTACTATGCGATGAAGGGTTCTTATAAACCCCATGCCTCGTCTGCTAGTGACGCATCTAAAGGTAAGGACAAAGGACGAGGCAGATTTAATTCTATTGACTGGATGACTCTATAATGCCGCTTAGAATGAGAAATAGGTTATCACGAAGGATGCAGGGGAAACCATCAGCTGCATTCAGGTCTTTATCTGAAGGTGAAGAGAAAACTGAGGAAAGTGGAGTTCCAAAGGAAGTTTTAACTTCCCAGGAGCTTTTGGAGGAGTATCAGAGACATCGTGAGGTATGGGCTCAAAAGTTCCATGAGGATCAGCAGTTCAGGGCTGGAGTTCAATGGACTAAGACCCAGGAGGAAAGACTAGAGAAGCGTGGTCAATCTGCTATTGTAGTAAATAGAATACATCCGATTGTTGAGACTGCTAAGGCCCTTCTGACGTTTAGAAAGCCTGAGTTTAGGTCTACTGGGAGAGAAGACTCTGATACCAGGACTGCAAAGGTAGTATCTGATTTGTTTCAATGGGTATGGGATATATCGAAGGGGAATGAGCAGTTAAAGCAGTGTATTGATGATTATTATGTAGGAGGATTGGGTTATTTGCAGACTTATCAGGATGCACATGCTGATAGTGGGAATGGAGAGGTCTTTTTGACGAGCCTCTATCCTTTGGATGTATATATAGATCCTAATTCCAGGGATGTGTACTTTAATGATGCTGCCAATATAATTGTTGCAAGGATAATGACAGATGAGCAGGCAGAGAAGATATTCCCGAATAAGATGGATATTATCAATAAGGCTTCTGAAACTATCAAAGACAGGTATCCATCGACAGATTTGAAGGCTCAGCAGGGTGAGATTTTCGTTGGTGATGTCAGTACTACCGATTCAATGTATCATAAGCATCGGGAGTACATAGAGAGATATACAAAGATTAAAACCAGTAATTATCACGTATTTGAGCAGAATATAGGCAAAGATTACTCATTTTATGAGGAACAGTACCAGGATTATAGAAAAGAGCCAGCTGCAGTAGTCTTAAAGGGTGAACAGGAGAGTATTGTTACAGATGAGATTGGATTACAGGAAGTTATGATGATGGTCAATACTGTTGGTCCTATCTTTCATTTGGAGCAGGAAATGACTATGGATCAGAATACTGGAGAACAGGTTCCATCTCAGCCTAAACCAGTACCAGGCCCAGAGCAGGGTGGAGAAAATGAGATCCCAGGCTCGACAACCCAGATACAGATAGTTGATAAGGGTTCGTTGGTAGATTCTGGAAAGATTTTAATGAATAGAGTTGATGAGACTAGAGTAAAGGTTGTTGCGTCTGTAGGAGATAGCCTTCTTTACATAAGGATTCTTCCTTGTATGGATTATCCTATTGTACCTTTGACGAATGTTCATTTAAGGAATCCCTATCCTTTGAGCGATGTTCGCATTTATAAGCCTATTCAGCAGTATATTAACAAGATTAGAAGTCTTATAATAGCACATGCCTCTACATCAACCAATGTTAAGCTTCTTATACCAAGGGGTGCTGTTGACAAAAATATTATTGAGCAGGAATGGGGCAGGGCAGGTACTGCTGTCATAGAATTTGATGCTGAACTTGGTGCTCCTGTGGTTGCAGGGCCAGTCCCACTGCCGAATGAACTGTACAAGAACGAAGCAGATGCTAAGTCAGATCTTGAGTATGGGTTTGGAATTCACGATATAATGATGGGATCTGGACAAAATGCTCCTTCTACGTACAGAGGAACTGTTGCTATTGATGAATATGGACAGAGAAGGTCAAAATCAAGGCAGGAGGATGTTGAAGCTTTCCTGAATCAGGTAGGAAAGGTTACAATTCCTTTAATGCAGGAGATTTATACTGAAGAAAAGACTGTAAGACTTGTACAACCTGATGGAACTATAAGAGAAACACAGTTTAATCAGGCATTGAGAGATAAGTATACTAATCAGGAGATTGGTAAAGCTCACGATATGACTGTTGGTAAGTATGATATTGTCGTTGTGAGTGGTTCAACCCTTCCATCGAATAGATGGGCACAGCTTGAGACTTATCTGCAGATGTTTAAGATGGGCTTAATTGACCAACCTGAAGTTTTAAAGAAAACTGAAGTGGTAGATACAGAAGGGGTAATGCAGAGAATGGACATGAATAAGAAGTTACAGGGAGCATTACAGCAGGCCACAGAAGAAATTAAGAAGCTCAAAGGAGATTTACAGACCTCAGAACGTGAAGAGGTTCATGCTAAGAAGAGACTTGAGGTTCAGAAGTTTAAATCTGATCTTGAGTCTCCTAAAGAGAAAATAAAATTTGCTTCAGCTCTATATGATGCCAGGCTGAAGGATGAATTACAGAAGGTAAAGACTTCTGTATCTGGACTTGAAGAGGTTAATCCCGAGGCCTAACTTGGGAAATCAAATAGAGAAAGGAAACAGGTAACAAAATGGCAGATACGAATGTAGTAGAAGAAAGCCAGCCAGTGGCAAGCACTGAAGAAACATTTGCGGAACAGACACCTGAACAGGGTGAAACTGAACCAAAAGGTGATATCTTTGATGAACTACTGTCTAGCGGAGTAGATACCGCGTTTGAACCTTCGGTTTCTGATAAGAAACCTGGAGTATCAGTAGAGGAAGCTATGACTGGTCTTGCCCCGAAGGCAGACCAGGAACAGTTTCAATATTGGCAAAGTCAGTATGACAAGGTAAAGAGTGAACTCGATAGTAAGAATGATAAGTATCAAGAGTTGGAGAATATTGCTCCCATTGCGGAGTATATTAAGAAGAACCCTCAGGTACTTGATGCTATGGAAAATGTCCTCTCCAATGGTGTCCCGCAGGGACAACCTATGCAGCAGCCTCAGGCTCAGCAAAGACCTCCTGCACAACCATTGAAGCAGCCAGCGCGACCAACGAAGCCAACTGATTATGACGAAACAGAAGCGTATTCAGATCCTGATAGTAACAGTTTTAAGTATCAAAGGGGATTGGATAAATGGAGAGACGAAATGATTGCATTTAACGAGATACGAAACATAAACTATGGGAAAGCCATGCAGGAACGTGCTAGGCAGGCTAAAGCTGCTCAGCAAGAGCAGGCAGCCCAACAGGCTATGGGAAATGTCTATACTCAGTTAAAACAGTCTTATAGCTTTTCTGACGAACAGGCCAAGGATTTCATGGCTACGATGTCAAACCCAGAATCTATTTCGATAGATAACCTGGTAGCATTGTATAAAATGAGACAGGCTCCTTCAGGAGAAGCTCTTAAGAACATGGAAACAGCTGAGAAAATGCAGCGTCAGAAAGATCGGCTCAACATTCCAAGACCAGTTAGCACTGCAACTGCTGAGTCTCCGAAAGAGGCTCCTATGGAGGATCGCATAATGGATACGCTTATAGATGACTTCAACGCGAAAAATCCTTTTTAGGAGGTAAATATGTCAACTTTCTATAGCGGACAAGGCGGGAATGATGTTAACTCGAGTGTAGATATCAATGACTCTAGGCGAAAATTTAATTTTGGCGAAAGAGTTGCTGAGCTTGCACCTCAACA